CAGTGTAGTTAGCTGGGCCAACACGCACATCTTGCATGGATACACTAGAAGGAGCCCTTCCAGAAGAAACAATCTGACCTTCTGGGCTATAGCTTACACCGGGTATGTTTTGTACCACATACTGATCTGGGTTTGCGGCAATTTTATCTTCGCCGGGAGTACCAGAAAGCAATGTTCTTTGTTCTGACGGAGGCGGCTCTGGAGCGTCAAACGCGCCAGAAAGGCCAGCAATACCTAGCCCCGCAGCTACAGCGGGAGCATAAGTTTGAAAAGTACTGGGGTTTAATGATTTTGCAGTCAGTTCATATGCTTTGTCATAAGATGCTCCCCTCGCCATACTTGCCTTAAAACCGGGGTCATTTTCTATCTGTGCTCTAGTTGCATCACTTGGCAGAAATAAATTACCTGCCCCAGTACCTAATTGATCAAATCCCTGTTTAAAGTTTCCTTGAGCAATATCCGCAATGCCACCACCTATTTGCTTTAGCGATCCGCCAATTCCCGGGTAAGTGCCTGCAGAGGCAGGATCAACAGCAACAGAAGTAGATCCGCCAACACCGGGGGCATTAGAGCCATAAAGAGATACGTTACGTATCCTAGGCATACCACTAACGTCGTCCGCCGCACTAACAAATTGACCCGCATCGTTAATATATGCAGATCCAGTGCTACCTGCAGCACTCTTTGGCACAAAATCAGTTGGGCTTAGATTAGCGTTCGCTGCCCTAATAGCGTCGGCTTGCATAGTATTTGTTGGGGCAGGAGGACCTCGCAAAGGATCATTCCCTGCTCTACCACCCATTAATACCTCATCTGCATTTTCAAGCGCAGTTGGTATGGAAGGATCCTTAAAAGGACCACCAGCAGCTACATTATTTGAATTTAAAGCTGCGACCTCATCCACAGTATTCGCACCCAGCTTTGCGTTAGCTGCTTGTGCCTGACTAGTATTATTAAGCGCTTGCACACCTGTTGCTATCGCTGCACCAGTAAGGCCTCCTTTAACGGAATCCTGCAGGCTTTCACCTGTCAACAAACCAGCGGCGGTCCCCGTGCCAAAACCCGTGACAGCAGTTTTTACGTACTGGTTCTGTAGCGCATCCGCTACAAAATTATTAGCGCCAGCAAACTGTTCTGTTGTCTTACCAATCCAATCATAAACAGGATTATTAAACGCAGGAGTTGCCGCCGTAGTCGCCGTTGCACCTACCGCTTTAGCACTTGGAGTTACAAAATAAGCAAACGCGGCACTTTTGACCGCTTGTTTTAAATTTTCGCCACTAGCTAAACTAATTGTGCCAGCAGCCGTTGCTGCAGCTACGCCAGAAGACAAACCTAAGCCAGTAATACCCATGGCCCCCGGTCCAAGGAACGTGGCTAATGCAATAGTTCCAACAATTCGTCCTACTGGGCTAGCTAGTACTTTTTTAACCCCACCTACAATGCTTTTAAAAGTTTTTGATACAGCACTGCCGAGTTTTTGTAGTGGCTTGACAATAAAATCAAAAGCACCAAATTCAGGTAAACCCGTAGCTGGGTTGATAGTTCCTACACCACCCATTTTGCGCAGCATACGTGCTTCGTCAGCAGTAATGTGCGCCAGCATGGTGTCGCCAGAACGGCCTTGGTTAGCCACGATCCGCGCTGCCTCAGCAATGCCACCACGAGCAAATTTTTCTGGGAAAGGAGGTTGGTCCGTGCCGCGTGATTTACGCTCTTCTAATAAAATAGTGCCGAACGTAGACAAAAACTCAGGATCATATTCTGGCGGTAAATCGCCTTCTTCTACGATACCCGCAGTAATTAATTCAGCAACTAATTCTTTGTACTGTTCTTTATTATCATAAAGATACTGTACTAGCTGCATCATGGAATCGAGCTGCTCATCTGTTAGCTCATCGGCAACGCCTTTTAGACCCGCCATTGCGGAATCCATCTCCACCGCAGCATCTGGACGTGCAGCACCTAGCGCTTGTTTTACAGCGTCATAGGTATCATCTAGTCCCAGCGTGGGACCTTGAACATCTTGGTTTTCAGGCAATGCCATGATGCCTGCTTGGGTGTCTGCCATTTCCGTTCCTTCGGCTTATTTACGCCATAATAAAGTTGACAAATCGTACCATTTATCGTTGCTCAATCCAAGGTCTACTGGGTCAGATCATAGAAAGAAAGCGCCCCAATACCGCCCCCTGCTGCAGCTCCTCCCGTTGTCACTGTTCGAGCAACTAACGTAAGAGTATCGCTTACCCCAGCAATGGATGCACCTAACTGCAAATCCCAGTTATATCCTGTACTTGGCGACAATATGCTTCGACCTGTTTTTCCAGTTGCAAACTCATTAAATACAATAGTCCCGCCTGTGTAAGAAGTAGAACTAATATCAAATTCAACACTAGCGTCAGAAGCAACTGCAGACCACGAAGGAGTAGTAGAAAGTGTTGCGTTTTTTACGAGTGCAATTTGAAAGTTATCCGAAGTAGACGGTAGAAAATTAATTCCTGTGGGGATTACCACAGAACCTGTACGACCAGAAGCTAAACGAATAGATATAAGCGGTTTATACGAAGTGTTTAAATAAGAAGCAGCAGTAAGATTAGTCATTGATGCGGTATGCTCAACGGATACCTGCTCAAACCCGCCCTCAGACATAACAGAACTACACACCTGTGTAAGTGTTGCCGCAACCGCCGCTGTGGTTGTAGTGATCTCGTAGCGCACAGGCAAAATAGCTGTCGTCATATAGACAGTAGTTCCATACACATTAGATGTCTCAAATGTGTGGCAAACTATATATTCACCGTTAATAATAAAACCACATCGTACCGAACCTACGCCCAACCATTCAAAATCCATCCACAGAATCTGTGGCTTTGTTAGGTCTAAAGTAAGGCCACTAGCCCCAGTGCCATCTAACTTGTCCCCGTTCCATGCAGATTGGGCCGCGGACCGTGCGTCCGATGGAGTACCTGTTGTGTTAGTGCGCACAACAAAAGAATTAACCCCAGTGGTGCGTTGGAAAAATACACCATTATCAGTATTAAAGTATCCAACTTTTTGGTTTAAATTAGCTGATGTTCCGTTGTCCATGACAAACGTAGCTAATACCAATAAGCTTTTACCGGGCTGATACGGAAACACGCGATACGTCTGACGCACTGCCGATCCTACCCCACCGCCTGTTACCGCCAAACTAACACTACTTTGATTAGTATTAAAAGTAGAAGAACCAGTACCAGTTAATGCTGTATCAAATTGATTATCGGCAGCAAACCTACTTTGGCTATCAAACAGTGTGTATGGCTGGCTTACCCGCAGCCGACCAAAGGCATCTGTGTTAGTGCCACCTATTGATACGGGTAACGATGATGTATTAGCCATAAGTTGACTCAGCAAATTATTTAGGGTGTTGAAATACAACCGCAGCACGTTGTTCAATTGATCCTGATATTGACGACTATATAAATCAGGAGCATGCGGTAAAGCGGGAGGGGTGGTCTGTGTTAGAACATCTCCCTCAATAGTGATGATGGATGTTGTCATCTACGACCGTCCGGACGAATATCAATACGAGGAGTACCTAACTGCCATTGTGTGCCTAGCCCATTGGATGAGATCTTGATCGCCATCTCACGCCCGCGCACACGGATAAATACCTGACCTGTAAATTTCTCTACAGGCACACTAGCTGTTCTCACTACATCAGCGGAGTTGCTGCCGCCTAGCGAAGCTGGAGAGTTGTAGCCTGAGCCACTGTTTTGCAACGCATTCAATTCAAATGCCACTTGAGGAGACGTAACCTCGGATCCCTCAAACGTCACGTCAGGCAACAATCTACGCACAAACGCAAACGAATCGCCATCATCAATGTCAAAGTAAGCGGATTCAATGTACGCTTCAATCGGTGTAGGCGGAGAAGTAGCTCCATCATCCACACCCGTCTCATGCTGCAGAATAAAACTGTCTGGCGTAGTCGTTGCTGCAATAGGCGACTTACGCAACGAGCTATCAAGCCACGCGGTCCGCGATAAGTTACCGTAGTACCACGAATTCTCTAGGTAGTTAA